CAAATTTATGATGATCTCTTTTTTCGATGATAAAGTGTATAGCTTCTGCAGTTTTACGCTCATCTAACTCAATGTGTGCGCAATGATCTTTTAAATCTATCAGACTGATAAGATAGTGTGCAAGTTCTTTGTCGTTTACTAGTAATTTCATTGATTTAATATTTTCCAGGCTGTACCGTTGGTAATTTCTTCTTGGGTGAACTGGCCATACGCCAAGGTCTTACACATTTCGGTTATATTTTCTGTCGAAGGTTTGAATGGATTTCCGAGTGTGGATAGATCGGTAGATGCCAGAGTGCTGGCTGCGCAAGGCACCGAAACAAATGCCGGGATGCCGTATAGCACACTTTCCAATGATGCTATGCTGTTGAATGACACCGTGGCGTAAACTCCAGAATTAAATGCGTCGTAAATTGAATATCCATGTCCCCTTTCACTTCTTGATCCTTTCGCCCTGATTTCAATCGGCAAATTAGAATATGTTTTTATTTTTTCAGTAGTTTCTTTAATCCATGTATCACAATCAATATCAAAATATCTACAGGCTTTGGGATTCGGCAATACCAATAATATCTTTTTATTAAAAGGTTTCCAGCCTTTCCAACTCAATCTAGGATCTTGGTTAAGAAGATTGATCCATCGATCGGCGGGAACTGATTGAGGGGTAATATGTTGTAGATCATTTTTTACAATTCGGTGCCACCATTTTTTACCTGACTTGTTTCCTACACTTGGAAAATTACCTACATAACCAGTATCTATGTAATAAAAATCTCTGTTCGTCTTTTTGCACTCTACTATTTCGCTTTTGCTTGTTACCCCACGAACAACCATAGGGTTATCAATGTTGGACATATCCGTAGTACAAAAATGATTCGACCCTACGACCAGAGATTCTTCTAAAGATAGTTCTTTCATAATGTTAATAACATCTCCATGGCTTTGCCGTTTCTCAATTCTGAATTATGAAACTGCCCGTATGACAAATGACAGGCCCACGCATATAATTTATCTTGGTCGGGATAGTAAGGTTCGTTTATTTTAGATAGATCCTGCAAACTAACAGGACTAGCTGCATTAGCCGGTGCTAGAGTAAATGCAGGTATTCCAAGGAATACAGCTTCTGTAGCTGCTACACTGTTGAATGTAACTAATGCAAATACATCATCATTGAGGGCCTGTTCTAGTGTATCGTTAACTGTTCTATCTAATCTTTTAGGTGCCCGCTCTCTAACTACCACAGGTCTATCTGTGTATTTTTTTATTTCATTTACTGTATGTTCTAACCAAATATCTAGATTGTAGTCATAGAATCGCATGGGTTTTTCATCTGGTTTCGCTACTAGTATCTTTCTTCCATCTTTCTTCCAGGGCTGAAACTTTTTATTAAAATGTTTAAATCTATCATCTTTTCTTGGCACGATCTCGCCATGTTGTAGATTGTTCTTTACTATACGATGCCAATTTTTCCAACCATTGGGATTTGAATCAGTTCTCTCATTGCCAAAATATCCCGTGTCTATATAATAGAAATCACGACTATCTTCCCAACATTGGTGTATCCACTTTTTCTTAAGTATACCTCTTAATACAATAGGATCAATACTGTCGTTGTAATTAAAATCTTCAGTTGAAGTTGTTCTAGTGTTGCACCCCTGTGCAAACATGTTAATATATGGATCTTTGCCGTCTTTGCTTAAAAAGATCATAGACCGTGCTGTAGACAATAATCTACGTAAATTTTTTCTCTATGCCATTCGTTGGAGAAATCACCCTGGTCTGAAAATTCATGGAAGCAAGGTGTTCCTAGGGTATAGTGAACTAATTTTGCTTGAGGGTTCCACTCGTATTCAATATCCAGCCAGTTCCATTCTACTGGAAGTTCGCCGACTAAGTCGTCAGTAAGCCATGTAAATCTATGTACCTGTGCTCCAGTGGCATTTTGTATAAACTCCGGAGTAACCACAGCATTGGCAGGGTGCCCACAGTTCCAAAGTATCACACTAGACCAATTTTTACAAGGATAGTCTTCGTTCTTGGCACCAAGATACTTTTCAGACATTTTAGTTTTGTAGTCGTGTTTAACAACCATAACTGCTTTTGAATTATCTCTTAATGCCCATAGTTTTTCAATGTCGTCACGCAATAACATATCGCCGTCCATGAATATTGCCCAACCTTTATATTGCATTAAGTGTGGAACAAGGAAGCGACTGTAGATAAAATGATTACTACCGTCGGTGTGTTTTTCTTCGTAGTCTTTTAATATGTTCAATGCCAACGGGTTAATACTCACTGGATGACTAGAATGTCTAATAATACTGTTTGAACACACATGGTATGCTATGGCTTCTCGGGGATCATACCCAATAAAAATTGGAATCATTTTCTTTCTATATCCTCTTCTATGCACTGATCTCCGTATTGTATTTCTACAACTTTCAGAGGCTGATCGGTTTCGTTGCATAACTTATGCCATTGATGCTTGTTGATGTGTATATGTTGAAATCGAGTAAATTCACCTAGCAGATCCATGTCTGTAGATTGGTCAACAGTATAGACTGTAGCGATGCCTTCAGACACGAACCAATGTTCTGCTCGATTTTGATGGCGTTGCATGCTGAGACAGGTTTTAGGTAATACCGTAAGTTCTTTGACTTTGACTTCTTGACCTTGTTCATGCAAGACACGATAGTATCCCCAGGCCCTACCGGTCTTAGGAGCCTTCCATTCTTGAAGAATCCACGAACTAGAATTCATTTTATTTTCGCCGCCCACACCAAATACAAATGACAAATTGGAATCTACAACATCCATCTCTGGAATGTTATCTTTGGTCCTATCGCCGCCATTGGCAAATATCAGTTTGGCATCGGGATAATGTGCTCGCACTTGTTGAATAAAATGTTTTGCTGATCCGTCATCGTCATTAAAGGTATAAACTTCGTCGACCATCGATAGATTATTGATGATACAGAGTCGTTCGTTCCACGGCATAAAGGCCGCGCCTTTTTTACGGACAAGCCAATCGTCAGAATTTAATCCAACAATTAACATGTCTCCTAGAGTTTTTGCAGCTTTGAAGTAGGCAATGTGCCCGGAATGTAGGGGATCAAATCCACCAGTAATTAAAACGATTTTCATGCAGATATTTATCTGCGTATATTATCTAGTATTTAAAGACTGGCGTCTTCTAGTCCAGATACTCGTAGTTTAACAATGTTGCTGAGATGCCATTGTTTTTGGTCAAGTGCTTTGATAATGCCCAGCCATTTGTTGCGTAGAAGAGCGAAATCGTTGATAATTTTTTCAAAGTCTACAACGTCAGCTTCACCTTCAACGAACTTTTCACAGTCCCTTGAAGATAAAGCTCGTTGATAATTTTCGAGATACTTGCGAAAATGTTGACTGCGAAGTCTACGAAGTTCAATATTTAAGTATTCAAGGATACCTTCAATTTCTTGAAGTTGATTAAAGCGTTCTTCCACAATGCCGGGCATCTGCGAACTTGCCTTCTCGATGTTACCCGCTATGCGGACATCTTGTTTTGCTTCGATTAACTCAGCTTCATAATAGGCCGCAGCATCTGGAATGTTGCTTATATCTTTACTAACCTTGTCGTACCAATTCATTTATTCCTCTTCGTCGTAGCTGTCTACATCTTCTTCGATCTCTTCACCGTCGATGGCGTATGTGATAGCTTCGTCAAGAAAAGGATCTACTCCTTGCAAACTGTCTAACACACTTTCTTTGATACCGTAGTCAAGCAATGTGTTTACAAAATCAGTGGCCACATCCGGTCTTTGTTTTTCAGGAATATGTCCAATTACCACGTGCCACAGGTCAGCGATTAAATCTTCTTTCATTGTGCTTCCTCCAAGTCTGGTTCAACTGTAGTAGTTATCTCAGATGTGGAAATTTCACCATGTTTGGAAATATCTTCCATGGCAATGTCTAGGCCGTCTTTCTCATTACGTTCCCAAGCCTTGCGGAACTGCTTGATGATCTCGCCGTCTTTGGTAGTGTAGACAAGGCTGTTACCTTCTTTCTTGAGCATGCCTTTGGCTTCGAACAGGTCGACTAATCCACTATATGGACTCATACCTGTTTCATAAGGAATCTCGACCTGCACACTTTCAAACGGCTTTGCATAACGAGTTTTCATGATCTTACAAGCAGCACGAATACCTTGCACAGTTGTGGTCTTGTTGCCATCAGCATCGAGTTTCAGTTTCAATTTACGCATGGCAACCACGATTGAACTGGCGTAGATAAAGCCTTGACCGCCACTGATCTTGTCGTCTGGATCAAACATGTCTTGGCTTGCGTATGTGTGATTGGTTGCGACTAGACCAATACCTAGACTACCAAACATGTTTACACAATTACGAACCAGTGCTGTGAGTGCTTTAGGTTTACGGCCCATGTCACCTTTGAGATCCCCGGCTTGAAACTGGTTAACATCAGTGGGAGTCAGTAACATTCCAAGACTGTCAATGATGAACAATACTTTAGGACGCTCGTCTTCTGGCATTGTCTTGTATTCTGCAACAAATTCTGTAATAGTTTTTGCCACATCGTCAATCATGGCCATGTTAAGTTTCAACAACTTATCTGGACTTGTATCAACTTCAAGTGCGTGTAACCATTTCTCGTCAAGCGCATTTTCTGTATCAATCAAGATCGGAAAGATACCTTGTGCTTGTGCATTCTTAACTAGATTGCCTGAACAGATAAAACTCTTACCTGCGCCACTTTCGCCTGCAAATACTGTAACTTTACCTAGCGGAATACCACGTTTAAAGTCTCCGCTAATAAGATAATTTAATGCATAGTTGTTTGTACTGACCCAATCAGTTGGGTCGTTAAAGCCAATACTTAAACCGTCAATAGATTTAGTAATTGACTTTCTAAATTTAGAAATATCAAATGCTTTTGCCATATTAATTGTCCAGGTCCATTGCGTTGTATTCTTTGATTAACGCAATTAATTCTTCTTCTGTGTTGCAGACTGTTTTAGAATTCTTCCATTCTTCTTTTTTATCACGCCCGCTAATTTCAACCATCCAAGCATTATCATAACGATTGATCGTGATTGATTCGCTCACTTTTGTTAATTTAGTTAGTTTTGCCATTATTATTTTCCTAGAAATGAAAGAGAGTGCGAGATTGCCTCGCACTCTATGTTTAGTCTAATTACTTCTGACGATTGCGAATCATGGCAAGAATGTCTTGCGCACGACTAGCAGATTCTGTTGAAGCTGCCGGAGCGGCTGCTGGAGCGGCCTTAACTACAGGAGCTGGTTCGTCATCTGCATCTGCAATAGGAGCAGCAACAGCCGTTGGTCTATTAGGATCACCAGTGGCTTGGCTCATGCCTGCTGGTTTAAAATATTGTCCCCAACGTTCCATGTCATAGGCTTCACCATCTACAGAAGCTTCAAACATTTCTTTCATGACTTTAAGTTCAACATCAGTGGGTTTCTTTGGCAAGAAGCCGCTGAGATCAAAAAGACCATGTGACTCTACTGCCGCTGATTCAACATCTGTCAGTGAACGCTCACGTCGGCTCCACTTTGATGTAGAGTAGTCAGCAAAGCCACCTTTTGATGTCTTGGCAATACGGAAGTCGAGACCTTTCAGATAGTCTGTTGGCAACTCATCCAATTCCGGATCCATCAACGCTGAACGGATGATAGCATAGATCTGAGGTCCGATAATAAATCTACGGATAGGGTTGTCTGGAAGTTTATCTTCCTTGAGTGGATCTTCAACCACAAAGCCTTGGAAAATGTATGAACGCTTTTTCCAATATTTACGACCCATTTCTTCCAATGATTTATCTTTAAACCAACCACGCACTTCTGATAGGATTGGACATGCTGTGCCGTCGTTATACATTTCCACACAGGGAACTTGTACCTGCACTGCTCTGCTGTCTGTTTCACCTTTGATGCCAGCGAATGGCAATTTGATCATCGCACGTTCTACCCAGAAGAATGTGTTGTTAGGATTGCCATCAGGTAAGAAACGTACAACGGCTTCTTTGCCTTCTTGCATATTCCAGTGTGGGTAAATTGCGTTGTCTCCACCGCCAGTGGATTGTCCTGTGGACTTTGATTGTGCTTCTTGAAGTTTAGCACGGATTTCTGATAATGTTGCCATTTTAAATGCCTCCTTGTGTTATGCCTAAAATGTTTATATGCCTTATGCACATGTTTTATTATGCGCTTTTTATTTATCAAGGTCAACGATTATCTACGTATTTTTTGATTTATCTTACCAAAAGAAAAAGCGGGTCAGGCCCACTTTTTCTTATATGCTGCCATGGCTCGTTGCCTAGCTAGCCATAATCTAAATTTTACATACTCTGATAAGTCATCATCAACTACCTTACCAAAGTCTCGAGCCTTTAGATTACGACCAAATGTGACTTCATCATCAACAACGAAGTCACTATCGTCTAACCCGAAATTACTTCGCTGGAGTAGCGGCTTTTGCGTCTGCTTTAGCTGGCTCTTTCTTAGCAGGTTCACTTTTTGCAGGCGTTGCTGCCTTTGCAGGAGCAGATGCAGCTGGTTTAGCTTCTTCTTTCTTAGCAGGTGCAGCAGGTGCTTGTGCAAATGCTGATACTGCAAATGCTGATACAATGATTGCGATTACTGATTTCATTTTAAAGTTTCCTTTAGGTTGTTTTACGCAAAGAATATTCCCTACGTATATATATAACGCTTTAATAAGACTAAACGTTTACATAAAAGTTTGATTTCATTTCGCCAAAAAGAAAGGGCACCTAAGTGCCCAATCTAACTGCGACGAAACTTTTAATAGCCTGCTAATTCTCTAATGCGTGATAGTTCTTGAAGTTCTGGATTTTGATCGGTACTCTGCTGTGGTGCCATACGTTCTACAAATTTACGAGCAACTTGTTCTGCCTGTTCGCCAAACTTCTTGCCTACCATAATAGCAACACCTTCTGGGCCTTTGGGAAATGTGCCTGTGTCACGATCATAAAATGATGTGATAAACTCTGCTAACTCTTCGGTGTTTAATCTTTCTTTTCTCTTTTCAAAATCACGTTTGGGTTTGTCGTCTTTGTATTCTACATCTTTCATAGTTAACGGTGACTGGCCTGCTTTTTTTCTATCTACTGCTGGTCTTTCGTAGTCTCTTGGATTGTCGGGATCCACAGCTTCTCGCGGCAATGGCTCTTGTGCAGGCGCAACCGCTGCCGCTGGATCAACTGGTGCTGGTTCCGCTTCCGGAGCAGTTTGATCAACTCCCTGGGTCGCTTCCGGGTCATCTACCATATCGCCAAAATCCAACTGTTCTAGTGTTTCAGGTGCATTGAATTCCAACCAATCTTTGACCAATGGTCTTACACATGCATCTGGATCTTGTGCTGCCTGTTCTTTGATTCTTTTATACAATTCTGGATCTTCGATTAATCCTTTAAGACTTTCAATGGCGTTGGTTCCATCGACACCTGCTGGGAAGTGTTGTCCTACAAGTTCTTGTAGTCCCTGTAATGCTGCTGCCTGCTCTTCAGGATCTTCACTGGTTACCGCACTTTCTTCGCCTAGTGCCATTACCCAATTTTCAAATTGAGCAAATGGGTCATTGTCTTCTGTTTCAACTGTAAGGTCTTCGTTGTTGATTTCTTCTTGTGTCATAGCGACTATGTCGTCATAGCCTATAGTGCTTCCTTCTTTCATTAGTCTGTATAAGACCGGAAACACAGTTGCAATATCTTCTTTAAACGATCTGACTGTGAATTTTTGTTTAAAATCTTCTACCACGTCTTGAGGTATTTCCTCGTTGGGGTTTGCCTGGAATGATTCTCTGTAAGCCTCGTAGTGACTTTGTTTGCTCAATGCCTTGATCTGTTCTCTAAGATGATTTAGATATTCTGTGCTTCTTTCGACCACTGAGTTGGTTTCGGAATTCATTAGATCGTTACGGACCACATAGTTACCAAAACTTTTCAACTGTGCAATTTCTTCGCTCATTTGCGTAATACTTTTGCCTAGATCATCGTAAGGCAGGCCGCCATTGGCCACATGGCGCTGCATGGCTCTAGCACCAGCTAGATGAATAAATGGATATTTGAATCTTTCACCGTCTTGATTTTCTACAAACAAGGCACCGATATTTCTGGTTCTAGAACCTGGTTGTGTGTCATCCATCACTGCTTGATTATGTTTAATGATCAAACGTGTGTCCATTAATTTTTGATAGCTCATTGTTTTGCTACCATACATTGAGCTTTCGCTCATTATGTTTTCACTCATTGTGCTTTCTCCAACTGGTTTTTGTATCGTATTTGTCTGTGGTTTAGGTTGTGCGTTCTGACTAAGGAATTGATAATCTCGTTTGTCAAGATTGTCTTTGGCAATGTCTCTGGTGTCAAAACTCAATAATCTGCGTTTGGCAAATTGACGCAGTTCTTTTAAGAATCCGTACCAATTTGTTTTTTGTCCATCATCCATGCCTTCGGTAATTCCATTGGAAAAATACACTTTCATGGAGTTGGGTTCAGCAAGACTGATGCTGACATGCCCTATGGGATTCTGGCCTTCTGTGTAGTCAAAATCAAAGAATCTTGCCTGTTCCGGATTGATGGTTATCTCACCGGTTTCGGCACCTAATTTCAGCCCAGAGAAGCGGCTGCGTACTTTGTAGAATAAATCGGTGGCTATGTTGTTTGTTGCGTCCATAAGTATATTTATCAAAGACCCATACTGACAAAGATCGGCATAGGCATGGATTCATCGGTGATTTTTTCTGTCATTTTATCGTAGATCTGCGGATCCCAGTCCGCTAACACATCTGCCATGCGCATGATTAACAGTGTTGAACTGACTAAATCGTCATGTTCTCCACTCTTGGCTTTAAAACCCAGCCCTGAAGCAATATATGTTTTTAGCTCAGATATCAACGGTTTGCTGTTGATAGTCATCTTGTGATTTTCGATCATGTTTTTTAGTTGACTGCAAGCAGATATTTTACTTCTGTGCGTGGTATTAAATCCTTTACGGAACTTGCGTATGTGTCCTTTGCGGATGGGCTCACTAAGAAACAGTCCATGAAAGTTTTCTTCGCCTATATCGTTGATAACTATCAGAGCAGATTCACCTATTGTATTATTTTCAACACTGTAATACATGATAGGTGCACCGCCTCGTTCTTCGCCTCTGTCATGTATGTATTTTAGTATTTCTCTCAAGACTCTGACCTGTTGCTGCACAGGCGTGGTATTGTGATGCCACTCTGCTACTTGTATCATTTCAGGCATTTCGTAGACTTGGATGGCTCCGTAGTCACCACCTGTGCCTAGGCTGGGATCTAAAGCTATTAGATATGTGGCTTTGGGATTTATATCTTTATACCAACGAGTCTGCCCCATGTTCATCATAGGGTCTGAACCTGCAAGTTCAACCAACTTCACAGAGTTGATTAAAGTTTCGTCATAGATCAAGAACTCGCATTCAAACTCTCTACGGAACCGTTCTTCGCCAATCTTGGCACGTTCTAATCTAGCCCACTCGTCATCCCTGTCTGGATGTTCCTTCCAGTGTGCGAAGAAGGGGAAGAAACCGTTGACTCCTAGTTTAGTTTCATTGCCGAAGTCGTCAAACCGTTTGTTGGCTTCTAACCAAATCATAGCAAATTGATCTTCGTCACTGTTAGGAGTTGATGTGATAATAGCTTTACCGCCTGTGGCCAGCGTAGGTGATAATGCTGTCCAGAATTCTTTGGCTTTTTCCGGCGGCTGCACGAATGCAAACTCATCGCAATAGATTAGAGAAAGAGATTTACCACGACCTGTGTTTTCTGTGGTAGTAGTTGCTTGTATACGTGATCCGTTGTCGTATTCAATGGTGTTTCTGTTGTATGAATACACTCCAGCTCGAATAAAGTCGGGTAAATTTTCATAGGCGTATCTATAACGATCCATGATGTCTCGAGCACCTTCATACTTGTGTGCCGCTATCAATACCTGCACATCTGGCATAAACTGTGTATACCACAACAGGTATGCCACTGCACATGTAGTCTTACCCATCTGGCGCGGCAACATGGCTATGCATTCTTTGTTTGTGTGATATGCGTCAATCAACAATTCTTGAAACCCGTAGGGCTCAAATGGTATTGATCCTCTAGTAGGGTGTTGTATCTTGATAAAGTTTTTAGCAAAGTATAGCGGACCGGTTACTGGATCCATACAAGCTTCTAGATGCTTGACTTCGTCGAGATTATAGCGTATCTGTGCATGGGCTTTCTTAATTAGATTGCCGTCTAAGGATTTTGACATATGTTTATTTAATGAAAAAAATAGGCTCCGAAGAGCCTATTTGATTTATTAGTTTATATTAACTGTCTATGGTTTCTGCTGCATCAACAAGGGTTACGGCCACGTCTTTGTAAATGTCCGCAAGTGAGTCGGGCAACGTAACAGTCAAAGATTCTTGTATTTCAGCACCTTGACTGCCATCAAACACTCTCATGCTTTTAACGTGATTGGTTCTGCCAATGGCCTGACCAATTTGATAGCGTAGAGCTTTGGCTGTTGTATCAACTGTAATTGTACCGTCTGTGGTAGCTGTAAATTGGAATGGTGTTCCAATTTCTGCTCTTGTGCCGCCCAATACGCCGTCTGCTGTGCCTGCACCTGCTGCACCTGCACGATCATATCTCACTGTAAAAGTCACTGCTGTTGCCTGGTTGTCTGCCACCGTTGCACCAGCACTGGTAAACTGCACGTCTTGAATCTGTGCATCAGCATATTTTTGTAGATTTTCGATAATGGCTAAGAAACGTTGATGAGCTCTGGCTACACGACGACCAATGGCTAATGTAGTTGGTTTGGTTGTAAATGCACTGTGATCTTGTGGGCATACCGCTCCGTTATCGTTGCCATCTGCTGTAGGATATGTTCCTGCACCACCAGACAATGTGATTACCACTTGATAAAATTCTGGTCTTAGCGACTCAGTTGAAATTTTAAATCCTGACATTATTTTGCTCCTTTAGCTTCTGACAATCTTTGAAGCAGTTCTTCTCGTATACTAGCACGTAGTTGTTCTTTGCTTTCGTAAGCGCCAGCTGCCATAGGGTTGTCACCGCGATATGGTTTGCCACTGAAGCTTTTCTTAGGCTTGTTTAGATCATTCCCGTCCGGGATAGCAGCGTCAATACCTGCATATTCTGTCTCTGATCCGTTTAGTGAATTACCAAATGCTTCTTCTTTGTCTTTTTTCTTTTCCATGTCATGATCATCCATGTCATGGTCACCGTCGTCGTCTTGATCTAGAGTTTTGATCAAGGGTTTTTCATCTGCGTGATCTTTTTCGTGTGCATCAAGATCTCCGCTGTTATCATAATCGCTGTCCATGTCTGGCAGCATTTTCAATGGAGGTAGTCCGCCCATAGGCTTGTCCATAGGTTCGATGCTGATAGAATTCATCGGTGCTGGCTGATTAATCATGTCTGGATTAACTTTGGTCATCAGCTTCATTAGTTCTTCGATGTTGTCCATGCCTTGTGCATTGAGATTTAAACTCATGCTTGGTGGCGGTGTGTCTGGTTTCTCTGGCATCGATGGCATGCTCATTGGCATAGGTGAGTCACCACAGGCTTCTGTGGCGGGCCTGTCTAATTCCTGCATCTTTGCCATTAGTTCTTGAAAGTTCATAGTTAATTTCCTTTGCGTGGATCTTGTTTGCCAGCAGTTGACATTGGACTCATAGATCCAGCTTTGTCTGTTTTTTGCTTGGGTATTTTATATTCAGCAGCAAATCCATCTTTGGTTCTCTGCTTGGCTGTTTTGCTTAAATCTTTAAGAAACCCTTTGTTAAAATCATCACCAAAATAATCTTTGTGTTTGATTTTTCCTGTGCCTTTGTCTAAATCTTGTTCATCCAACATGGCTTCACCGCTGGGTTCATCGTCCAGTAATACCTGATCTGCTTCTGTAGGCTCGCCACTGTTTCTAACACGGAAACAATCTTCATCAATGCCCATGGCTTTGACATGAGTAGCAATTTCAGGCGGTGTTGTAGGATATTCGCAGATCACTTCATATATAGTAACCTGCATGTTTTCTTTGCCTGGAAAATCTAAGGGCAATTTTTGTATAGGTGTTGTTGACAGCTTTTCAAAGGTCATAACCTTGCAGCTGTCCAGGCGTGACTTTAGTGCTTCTTGGAATTTTTCAGGAACATCGCCCGCAACTTTGATCTTAAAGCTGTAAATTTTTTTGTTTTCGACGAGATATTCTTTAAAAGTTTTCATATGAGTATTTATGCTTTTCCGCTTAATTTTTTCAGCAGTTCGTTGCGATCGGTGATCACATAGCCCTGTCCATTTATCACGTTGTTGGGATCTACCCCAGCATCGTTGTCTATTTTTAGTTTTTTCAGCTGTAGATCTACAGCTTTGAGTTTCTTTTCTATCTTGTTGCTTTTGGCAGTGATAGCATTGCCCATCATTGAGCTAGCTACTTCAAATATCCTACCCGAATATCTCACTTCCACGTTCATACCAAGGTCCATGAGATCGTCGTAGGCTTGTTCTGCTTTTTTGGCAAGATTGTCTAGTTCTTGCTCATCAAGATTTTCTAGTTCTTGTATATGTGGCAGTGTTTGCACGATCTTTTGCACTGCTTGATACTGATCATCGAGACTGTTAATTTCTTCATGCACAGGCGGTGGTGGTGCTGTAGGCTCGGCTTGAGATTCTAAATCAAATAGTTCTTCTAATTTTTTCGTCATATCATACTTATCTGTGTTTTAACCCAGTCTCTATATTCTACAGTTTTAAATTCTATATCTTTATTCACATACCAGGTTTCAAAATGACATTCACCTGTCCAAGATTTTCTTCTTCTAATAGCAAACACATTATTTACTGCAACTTTGTATCCTTTGCTATCTAGATATTCTTTTGCAGAATTACATGTTTCCAAAAATCCTTTTTCTTCTCGCCAATAATCGTCATGTTCAAAAGTTATACAGTCAAAAACAATACCCTGATTGATTACATTTTTAAGTGCCTGCAATGTTAATTCTGGAGGATTAATGTCACAACTCAAATATCCTATTCGATCTTTTAAATTATACTTGTAATTAACTGCGTCTGTATAATAGCAAGAATTACCCCTGATGTTAGACCAGTCTGCTTTAAAATCTGCATTAAGTTCTAAACTAATACCCGACCAGCCCTGTTTTTCTAACAAAAACGTATTACTCAGTTTTATAGGATCTGCTGCACCAATTTCTACATATGATTTGTGATTGCAAATTTGAAGCGCAAAGATATCTTGACCAACCTGTGAATAATGCATCATTTTCTTTTTGATCCTTGATGGAAAATATCACCTTCATTGACCACCCTGAATCTAAGGCCCTGCTGTTTGCACCAAGCTGTGGCAGCTTCCCATTTGGCCATGTTTTTAATATATTGCTCTTGGTTGTATCGGCTTTTGCCCACCGACTCTCTTAGTGTTTGACTCTGCGGTTTTACTTCAACAACTTCTGCATGTTTCTTACCAGTTTTGTCCTTGTAGACCACAAAGAAATCAGGCACATATATTGTGTATTTGCCCGTCAAGGGATCTCTATACGGTATCTGTATGCTTTCGCTGGCCCAATTTTCTACACCTTGATGCTCATCCAACATGCGCATGAACACAAATTCCCATGAACTACGAGCCAATGGTATTTTCTTGCCGACATACTTGTCGGGATTTTTCATTTCAAATCGTCCCTGTGCAAATTTAGACATTAGGCAGCGATATTTCTAGTCTTATTGTTATCGACGTTTTGAGTTCTATATCCCAATATAGATGTAGGCACGCGATTGTTGTTAAGTATTTCTGCAACTATCTGGCTCAATGAAACTCCTGGAAAATTCTTTAGTGTATCTAAGATTTGAAAAATAGGTGTATTGTCGAGCTTGGCCTGTCTTAGTACCACTGCTGCAGAAGTTGAGGCAGCATCAAGATCAAATCCAGCCTGTTGAAAAAAGCTCACTGCGGCAGAGACATCGTTGGAGGGAAACTCTAGAGCAGATTCGCCATAGTTTTCAAAATACAATTTGGTAGCAGCGGCGCTGTCTTCAATGGTCTGTGATGGTAAGTTTGTAGCCATGGTTAATTACCTGTGATATTGCGTTGTCTAGCATTAGTAGTAGCTTCTGTTGTAGCACTTTTAGGAAACACAGTTCCGACAACTCCGCTGACCTTATCAATTGCTGTTGAAATATTTCCTGGGTTACTTAGTATGTTAATGGCTTCGCTAGCCAATTGCTCTTTGCTGAGATTATTGAAATTTTTGTAGGTGTTAAAAGTTTTGGCCAAGGTGCCTATAAAACCTCCGGGCGTGTTAAAGGCAGCGCCTGTTCCAACATCACCAAAAATCTGTTCAAGCCCATCTAGCACACCACCCTCGCCCGTTAGTGTGGCAACACCTCCACCTGCCACACTCAGTGGACTTGGCACAGTGTCATAATGCAAGGTTGCAAATCCTTTAGGTGTTCCCACAGACACATTGCCTGTGCTGTATCGCACCGCTTCGTATTCCAAGGTCATGGTGCTTTCGTTGAATTCGCTGGCAGAGTAATCCATACCGCCATGGCTCCATGATTTGATTCGGGGGTTTACTAATGTGTAACCGACAAATCGTCTACGACTCATGGTATAGATAGTTACAGATTTAAAAAAATCCACACTCTTGTCATTGTCTAGGCCATATCGAAAATTGTCTTTGTTAGTACCAGTGGCTCTATAATGATTGGATTCGTAGGCAGCGTTGGGATTATGCCTATCGCCGATGTAGTAGCCATAATACAAAGCCCACATGGCACTTATAACATTGTTGCTGTCATCGTGCATGTTGATGTTTACTGGATCATAATTTATCTGTTTATATACGATCTTTTTTCGATTGTATTGATTCTTTATTACAGAATCAAAATTAAATTTCGGAAGATCGGCACTCTTGACCAATAACCCTGCTTCGTTCTTGTGTTTGGCACTGAATGGTGACATGCCTCGCACTGAATTATCCATTTCGAAATATACATAAAACAGGAATTTGGTTTTTGGGCTTAATCGTAGATTGTTGTCAATAAACAATCTAGTAGCGTGGCGATAATTACTCATTTGACCTTTGGGTTTGGTCACACCCTCAATCAAGCCGGAACCGAATTCTGATAGATATCTTGTGAATTTATTTGCCATACAAATATTTATGCCACAAAAAAAGCCCGATTTTTAGTCGGGCTTTTTGAGCTAATATTACTATTAACCTTGTGCTGTAGAAGCGCCTGTAGTAGCTGCACCAATAGTTCTTCCTACTGCTGCGCCAATACCACCTATTGGGCTTACTGCTGCCGCACCAGCTGCAAACTGTGATAGATTATCGTAAACAATCGACAATGCTACAGTCATATGCTCATTGGTGCTGTAGTTTGCATCACCGTAGTCTGCATTTTGAATGAAACATCCATATAGTTCAAATGTTTCTAAAGTGCTCGGCACTAACAATCCGTTGCCCCCGTCAAGAACTTCTATGCGTGTGGTAAATTTGTAGTCAATACCTGAACGTGCTGAAGCCTGTTCCATGAAGTCAAACTGTTTCTGGATCTGCTGTCCTACCATTTTCTGAACTTGACCACTAGCATCATCACGCAATGTTAATGTAATTGGTTCTAATGTGTGTCTGCCAGCCAATTTAACTTTGGAGTTATAGACATCCAGCGTCATTTCTTCAAACGCCACTTTGGGTCTAGTAACATCTTGCACCTGTTTGGTAAGTTCAGTGGCTGCGGTAACTCCAAATCCCAACAGTGTAACTCTGAAGCGATATTTTAATTTTGGCATCAACAGCACTTGAGTGCTGCCAGCTGCGTTGGTAGTTGGAATACCAATGTTATTAAGCGATGTAATTGCCATTTTTAAATTTCTCCTGTGTTCTTGATACGCAATGGAATGTAAATGAACTCAATGGCTTTCACTGGCTCTATGGCGATATCAACATAAAGTTCGTTGCGATCGATACGAGACGGAGTATTATTGCTTTCATCACACACAACCGCAAAGTCGTAGATTGCTCTCAAGCCTACCAATTCCAACAATAGGCTTTCTGCCGCTTGTTTGATTTCATCTCTGGTAATCTTGTCGTTGGGTTCGAACAAATATGGACGAGCCAACTTGTTCAACTGGCTACGTAGATATACTACCAATCGTGCTACGTTGATACGATCTAGTGCTGATGCATTTCTTGCACGAGTCTTTTGACCGTAAGCCACAAGTCCTACTCCGTTGAAGAATGGAATTGGATTGACCTTTAATTCATATAGTGTATCACGTTGGCCTTCGTTGAGTGCTACAGTTTGGAACTCACCTGTGGCAGCATCAATATAACCCACTGCTGTGGCATTTGTAATACCGCCACGACGTGTTCCTGCTGGTGCAAACCATGGGAAGCTGACATTATCGCTGAGTGCGATAGTCTTCAGCATCATGTGACTTGCTGGAACCACTGCATTAGAACCACTTAGGTCAGTGGTAAATCCATTTGGATAGTATGTAGCCAAGTATTCATCATAGGTTACAATGCCGTCATCGCCGTTGTCTGTGACTAATTCTGCATTAGTTCCCCAGTTGTTCAATGATGTAGCATCTGCAGGCAATCTCAATGGAGTATCACCTATGACAAATGCTGTGATACCTCTGTCAATGTTAAGATTAACTAGATTGCTCATTGTTTCTGGATATCCTGGGCAAGCTATGATGTTGAAGTTTCTGCGTTCTTCATCACGGATCTCTTGACTTGTGTCAATCACCGACTTCAAGGCCTGTGTAACTACCTTGCGTTGTGCTTTGCGACCAAAACTGCCTGATCCGTCTTCGTTGTTGCCTGACGCTGTAACCCAACGATCTGGATAGTAGCTTTCCATAGTTTGGCCTGAACCGCTAACAAATGGGTCACCGTTATTAGTACCGCCAGATTGGCTTGTGCGTGGATTATCTGTAGCAGTATCAATATAGTTGTTGCGATATTGCTTAACGTTGCCGCCGCTACGTCTTAGATTCCACAGCAACATACCTTTTGGATATAGTGCTGGATCTGGAGCATCTGGGTCTAGGAAGTTGTTGGTAATCAAGTCGGCAATGTCATCACTAGGTGCTGTAGTAGCTGTACCACCACTTGTACCTTGACGAGCATCTGCAAACAGCACACCTTCTTCTGTGGTTTGATCTGTCTTATCAACCAATTCCCAACGCAGTGTAACATCACCGATGTCGGTCAAATTGCTGTTGTATCTATAAATTGTTGGGAAGTTTTCTAGATCAGCTGTGCTGATCCACAAATCACCTGTGACAGTAACGCCTGACACATATGGATTGCTGGCAGCTACTATTGGTAAGTAACCGGTTCTCTTTGTCAACGCTGTGTCGTCAGTTTGATTAAAATATGGTGCTGTGCTGTGTCTATATCCCACCCATGTGTTGCCATTATGAACCATAATGTCAACATCAGCAAAGTTAGGATTGTACCATAGTTGTTGATCTGCTGCTTCATTCAATGGAGCATCTGGACTGGCTGAGAATCTTGGATCTTGTGCGGCTAACGGCTGATAACCTGAAGCTAGATAGTCTTGTGCAGCACCTGCAGCAAGATCTTCTGCGCCTGCAGCACCACTACCCAATGAAATATTGTAGAAGTTTTCTGTGCCAGCTCTGGTCTTGATGTTGTATGGAGTGAATAGAGTCGACAATGGATTACCTGTGCTGTCTGTGAGTCTAAAATCGCCACCGTCATTGTGAGTAATTACCAATCTGCTCTGTGTTAGGGTAATCTGCACCACAGAGGCTTCGATGTTTGTGAAGCCGGCTGCGTTGATAGCAGCAGCAAACTTGTCTGCATCGCTGTTGTCGCCTGTAGGCGCATTTCCCGCGGCTGTTGACAAAGTAATGGTTTTGGCAGCATCTAGAGCCAACTGTCCTACTATGCTTTCAGCCAAGGTAAATGTTCTAGTAGAAGCAGCGGTAAAGGTTCCACTTTTGATAATGTTGGATGTAATGCTGGTGCCCTGACCTATACCTATATGTCTATACCACATACGGAATTCAGCTGTGTCTGGAGTTGCGTCAAATCCACTGTGTTCTTGTGCATTGCTCTGTACAAACACTGTATCTGCTGAGATGTTAGCACCACCTCCACTGCGATCTAGATAGTAAAGTGCAGCATTGGTAGATGCATATATAGGAGCTTCTGATGCTACCCACGATAATGTAGCTGAACTCCACTGCTTGGCTCTCCATCTAGCGCCGTTGTTTGGCTCTGTGGTTTTAATCCATACAGACCCTGTAGCATATCCCTGCAATGAGGTTGGGTTATCACTGCGCTTGTAAGTCGGCACATCTGTGTGCGGTGATTGTTGCAGTTTAGGGCTGAGGTATAATCCGGTGTCAATGCCAATGGTGCTCCAGCTTGCTGTGCCATTTTCTAACTTTATCTGTCCATCAGCAGACAATGCACTGTCTCCAACTTCAACATTAGTGTTTTCTCCTAATGATCTACCATCGGAATAGATGTATAACTTATTACCCAACATCTTTGCTGTTACACCCACGATACCGGGTGAATTGATGTTGTTTGCGATTTGTGTTAAAGTTCCTGCAGTAATTTGTTGGGCGTTAACGAATAAAGTGCCCGACAGTGTTCCCGAGTATGTGTTACTTACTGCTACTGGCCAGCTGGCTTTCCACGCATTGGAACCTATCAATACCCATTCGCCTGCATCAACTGGTGTGCCGCCGGCACTTACCCCGCCATTGCCTGGAGACTTGTAATATATTCTTGCCAAGTCATTTGCAGTTGTATATGCAGCAGCTTCACCTACAGTTTGAAATACTACTGCATAATCTCCGATCTGTCCTACAGATGTTTTAGGAGCATTGTTTTCAATTTTAGAAGGACTGTCTGCATCTGTTAGCACTAACGGTACTTTGTTAGTAAATTTCTGTCCGCCGGCTGTTGATGCTGCGGCACTGTTCCACTCTTGGATACCCCAAGTTGTGGCCTGTGTGTCCATCCACCATTTGCCGTTTACAGGGTTCGCTCCCGGGGCATCTACTTCTGCTGCGAGTTGGTCTAGATCTACATCAGCTCGAACAATAAATGCCGCGTTGCTTACACCTAGCAAACTATAGGCTGCTAATAGTCCATATTCGTTGCGCTCTGAACCATGGATAGGAGTTGAACTCGCTGTCTGTTCAAAGAACGGAATCCCAAAAAGATCTGTGAGATCTCTCTGACTCGTAATTTTAAATGCCTTGCCAGCATTTGCTTTGGTTGTTGCTGAAGCTGTGTTTGTTCCAGCTCCGTTTGTTTTATCTTGGGCTGTAGCTACGACGATAAGAGGAACCGTACCAGGTTCTGCTGGTGTATAAAAACTCTCGTCGATTACCGTAACTTGTACGCCTGGTGATGTTAGTGCCATATCGCCTATTCTCCTGGTAATAGTTGCTCATAATATTTAGCATACTATTCCAAAAACAGCAAGTTAGGCACCGAACAAAAGGGGTCTAAAAGGGTAAATATCAAATGCGACCACTATGCAAGGCCTGCGCACAGCGACCTAGAGCCATTAATTACTACAAAGACACTCGTGCCTATTACAGAACACTGTGTGAAATCTGTCTAGCACACGGTGCAAGTGCTCATGTTCCACGTTGGCAACGAGCAGGATACAAACCCAAACCCGTGTGTGAAAAATGCGGGTTTCGATCTCAACACGCCGAAGTATTTCGAGTGTTTCATGTAGATGAAAATCTCAACAACTGCAGACCCTCAAATCTCAAAACCGTGTGCTTGAACTGCGCTGCTATCTTAGGCAAAGAGGGTATAACTTGGAGGCAAGGCGATCTTATTGCTGACTACTAGGTTTGCACTCTGCTCGTAAAGTTCATCGATGCTGCCATTGTTGTCGATGATCTTGTCAAAATCACTGCCCAGCCATGCCCATTCCGATGCATGTATTTTACGCATCTTCATGGCGTTTAGCCCTACATTATTGCCTTGATTGGCGCTGATAGCATCCTCATACCAGTCAGGCAACTCACCACGCTGCACCCAAACAATTTGGCCGCCTGCATCTTTAATTGATTTAATTTCATTGGGGAAACGGCAGTCTGAAATTACAATATGATCTTTGCTGAGACGCAGTTTGTTTTCTAATGAAGCAATCCATATGTCGTCGTGGAACGACCTACGACAGACTTCTGTTCCCCAGTATTGTAGAACCCATCTAGGAGTTAATGTGGGCATGTCTAAACGTGCTGCCCACCAAGGATCTACTTGTTCACGCCATTCTCGAGCCTGTGCTGTGCGCCCTTCCAGCATGGTTCGATCCCAGCCAAACACGCTGGCCACGGCATCTTTGAGTGTTGAAGCAAAACTTTCTCTGCGAAATTCGTGAAAATTAACTAGATAGTCGGCTACAGTGTCTTTGCCCGAGCCTATGAAACCGCATACACCTATAATCATAAATTGTCCCCTTTAGAACAATTATAATATAGATTAGTTATAAGGTCAACCAGTTATCCAGGTATATCCGCTGCCGCCGGGAACCAATTTCATCAGATCGTCGGTGAGTTTTTCCATCTCAGTTTGACCTTCTGTGATCAGTGCTGTACCATTGAGTTGAGTACCACCCTGCGGACCTGCGATCTGTCCAAACTTGCTTCGAGCCTGTCCTAGCATCATTTTGCAGTTGGCTAACGCATAGTCTTTGATCCACTGTCCGGAATACACATCATCAATAATCACAAAGTCAGGTCGGCTATTGTATACCTGCAACATCACAGATTCTTCGCCGCGAGGACGTTGATGTATGATCAGCTTGTGACTCTGTGGATGCCATGTGTAGTTAATAAATGAACCAAACATCTTGCCTACCAATTCTTGATACTGTGCAAACAGTTCATAGGTTAGCAAGCCGCCCATATTCGTTGAACTCAACAAATAGGTATTGGCATAGGCCAAGTTAAATGGCTCAAACACCGTTCCACCCGTTCCATTACCCGTTCTTGATCCCACCGATCTGCGGAATATCTGTCGAACCTGCTGTATTTCTTTGGGCAGGATATATTCGTTGGTGCTTTCTGTGAGGGTTAAAAACGCATAACTTTCTTCCACAGCGTTGTCGCTACGCTGACGGAAAACTGCTAGAGCACGATTAAGTGCTGTGTCGTAGTGGATGGGATCTAGTTCTACATCTACCATACCATCGCCTAGCATGGTTTTGCAGTAGTTGTATACGGAATTTTTGGCTTGATCTGATGTGCTCATACGAGTATTTATCGTAGCGGTAAATATATGACTATGCCAAGACTCAGTTTATACCGGCCCGAAAAGGGCAACGATTTCCGCTTTATTGATAAAACCGCCTGGGAAATGTTCCAAGTTGGCGGCACAGATGTGCTGGTGCACAGATATATAGGTCCTGGCACGGCCATACAAGGCGATAGTCCTAGCACTCCTACCTACGCCACTGATAACGTAGCAAACATACAGGATCTGTTATTTTTAGAAAATCGAGATCGCAAATATGATCCTGATGTTTATGTCATGCGCGGTGTATACAATATATCTGATATCGATTTTAATCTCAGCCAGTTTGGCCTGTTCCTACAGAATGACACTATTTTTATCACATTCCATATCACCGATACTGTAGAAAAACTAGGTCGTAAAATTATAGCAGGGGATGTGATAGAACTGCCGCATCTCAAAGACGAATACGCTTTGAATGATTTAACTTTTGCCTTGAAACGTTTCTTTGTGATTGAAGAAGTTAGTAGAGCAGCGGAAGGATTTTCAGCCACATGGTATCCACATTTATATCGTGCCAAGTGCAAACCATTAGTAGACAGTCAAGAATTCAAACAGATTCTAGACGACATTGCAGACCGAGAATTCTTCAAAGGCACTTATAATTCAACCATAACTTACTATCCCGGCGATGTTGTATTAGCCGACAATGGCAAAAAATATCAAGTCATACAAGAAGTCACTGGTGTGGCTCCGCCTAATAATACCTATTATGCATTGGCAGATACATTGCGAGATGTGATCAGTACCTATGAAAAAGAAATGCAGATCACTGCCGCGGTGTTAGATCAAGCAGAAGCAGACGCACCACGCAGCGGTTACGATACCAGCAAGTATTATACTCTACAGAGAACCAACGACGGTACCGCAGAATTAGCCAGTGTAGATGCATCGTTGGTGACTGTTGACGCAGCTACACAAGCCACTGATGAAAATGGAGTTCCCCAATTTGACTCAGATGGTAATCCAATATTTGTTGGTCAGACTGCTAGCTCGGTGATATTACCGGCGGATGGTGATGGCTATGAAGGTTATCTAACCAAAGACGGTTTACCTCCTAACGGTGCTCCATTTACCGCAGGCATTTCTTTTCCAAACAATCCTGTTAATGGACAATTTGCACTGCGAACAGATTATCTTCCTAACAGACTGTTTAGATTTGACGGAGTAAGATGGCGCAAGTTTGAAGACAATGTGCGCACGACTATGAGCAATCTTGGAGCCAGTGATGTAGCAGCCGGCGAACCTTTTGCAGACAAAGATGTGCGTCAGACACAAAAATCTACATTCATAAACAATCCCACTGTGAACACCATAGACGGTCACACAGTTAAAGAAAAGCAGAGTCTCAGCAAGGCTCTAAGACCTGAGGCAGACCTATAATGGATTTTCACTACGACGGACAGATACGACGGTATGTCACGCAGTTCATGCGTGTGTTCATTGGATTTAAATATCAAGCAGGCGATGGCGAACAACGACAGATTCCTGTAATGTATGGCGATTTGACCAGACAGGTAGCCAGCATTATCAAAGATAATTCTGAAAACAAAATGCCTACGGTGCCGAGAATAGCTTGTTATATCACAGGCATTGAGATGGATACTAACAGGCTCAGTGATCCCACATTCGTGTCTAAGATACATGTGAGAGAACGCAGATTCACAGACGCCAGTGGCACAAGAGAATATTCGGGCGCACAGGGCGGCAATTACACTGTTGAAAGGCTCATGCCTACTCCATTCAAACTGACCATGAAAGCTGATATATGGACATCCAACACCGATCAAAAATTACAGTTGTTGGAACAGATATTAGTGCTGTTTAATCCCAGTTTAGAACTACAGACCACTGACAATTATATAGACTGGACCAGTCTCAGCGCCATGTATCTAACCGGCACTAATTTTTCCAGTAGGACAATACCTCAAGGCGCAGAATCAGATATAGACATCTGCAGTCTTGATTTTGAAATGCCTGTGTATATATCACCACCGGCCAAGGTCAAAAAACTAGGCATAGTTCAAAGCATAATAGCCAATGTGTTCACAGAACAGGGCGATGTGATGGATCTTTCAGATCTAATATACAACACTTCTCAATCCAGTATGACCCTAGTTACTAAAACTTATGGTAATTATCGAGTGTTACTGTTCAAATCTAACACAGGAACAGTCAATGATAATCAATATGATCTCACACTCGTGAATCCATTAGATGCTGTGCAGTCATTGGGGCTGAGTCAGAAAGAATTTAAAAATGGCGAACCGGTAGAGTGGTCAAAGATTCTAGAGATACAAGGCGGCTATGTGCCGGGCAGTGAGATATGGTTCAAAAAAGCCAGTGGCTATGAGATTGTGGGCACGTTTGTGATCAATCCTCTAGACCAGACTGTTCTCACGGTGACTTTAGATGCAGACACATATCCTGCCAATGACGACATTGCCAGTAGTATCCCCGGCATAGCTGCTAGAGGCACGGTAGATGCTATCATAGATCCTTACAAGTATAATCCGTTAGAAGTCTATGGATCATACTCGCAGATACCAGTAGGTTTAAGATTCTTGATGTTAGACGATGTCAACAACAGTGAGAATCGTGGAGGTTACATTAACCTTCCTTCTAATCCTGCAGACAGCACAAACATACCATATAGAGGTCCGCAGGCCTGGCGTGATCCTAGTAATAACGATTCATCATGGGAAAATCAAGACGGCACGGATCCTGTGATCACAGCCAACTCTATTGTAGAGTGGACTGGGCAAACCTGGGCCACAATTTGGAATCCTGAAGATCATACATTGGAAGATGCAGCTATTGCAGGTGAAGATTTCTCACCCACACATATTCAAAATATCCGCACAGGCATCAAATACAAATGGGATGGCACTCAATGGCTCAAAGCATTTGAAGGTGAATATCTGCCAGGAGAGTGGAACTTCAAGACAGTGGGCGGATAAGTATCTGCATGCAACAGCGTGCCGGATTATTATTTTTAGCTAAAACCACAGGTCGCATATTTCTAATCTTAGATGATGAGCGATGGACTGTGCCTACCTTTCAACGCAATAACAGTCTTCTAGAGGATGCAGACGCATTGTTAACTCAATACGCACAGGGGCGTATAGTTCCTATCGAACTGTATCTATCTGAAGATCGCGGGTTTGAGTATGGCACCTATGTGTGCGTGGTCGATCAAGAGTTTTTGACTATGGCGTCAAAGACTGTATGCTGGGCTGATTTAGATTGCCTTCCCAAACAACTACACTCGGGATTGAGAACTACATTAAATAATCAAGTAATACGTGTGAAAATAGAAACCATATTGGAGTTAGAAAATGTCAAGTCTGTTACAAAAATCTAGTAGATTCCAGGAAGATTATGAGCGATATCGCACAGCCATCGACACAATGCCTGATGGTGCAGCTAAACAAGAATCTCAACAACTATTGAATAAACTTGTTGCAGAAATAAAAAAATTAGATAGCATGCATATGGAAATGATCTACAGTCGTCAGCTACCTACCATGGGCAGTGAAATGAAACAAGATATCACAGCTATAAGAAAAAAATTAGAAACTAGAATCAGAGACTGGTCACAGGCACAAAAAAACTAAACAAAATTTATTGAGCATTGTGCAAAATTGTTCCTTTTAGAACCCAACTTACACTTATACGTCTAGGTTTAGTTGACGCAATCGGTCTATGACTTAGATTAGAATCAAAAAATATGCCTGTGTTTTCTTTGTGGAAACATTTTTGATGTTCAAATTCAGTCCCGCCATTGCTATCATCTACATAATAAAGTAAACTATATGTTCCAGGTAATTTATAAGAGTTATCATTATGCCAGGCAGTGACCTGACCAGCAGTGTAAAAATTTATCATACAGTGATTTAAAAAATCAATTTTAAACCATTCTTTATTTTGATCTAACCATCGATCAAGAACATAGGTCAATGATTCTACTCTGTTCCAATTATTGATGTTTTGTTGTTTATTAAATGTTAACTTACCAAATGCCGCCTTTTCTAAATCGATTTCACCGGTTGCATAACTTGGAAAATTCCAATCTAACATCGGATTTAATACTTGTTCTTTAACTATAGAATGCAACCATTCGTCTGTGAATTTGTTATACTGTTTAATCATTTTTGCAATCGTTGTCGTTCTATCAACACATTCAAATTGTCTTTGGGCTCAAATTTTAATGTTGGAGCATCTAAATTTAAAAAACTGGTCTTATCTAATAGGCCTATTGTTCCATTCACCCAAGTGTTAAAAGATAAACTTATCCTATCAGTGTCAGCTATTGATCTCATTACAGAATGTTCTAAGTAGGACGGAAATATCAATAATGTTCCTTGTTTGATTTCAACTGTGGTGCTATGAGTGTTATATTGATTATATTTGATAGGAAACATCTTTAATGAGCCCCAAACACAATTTTTATCTACGTGAAATTCAATAGGTGCAGGATCCTCTGTGAAATATAGAACTCCGCTGACAATGCTATTCACATGATGATGTTGATAATGATATGCACCTGTTGTGGTACGATTCAACCAACTGATAGTAGGAAACAACTGATTAGATATAGACATTACCTCTCGAGCATATAGATTCAACTGTGTTTGCACAAAATCACATACTCTTGACATTTCAGGTAAATGTATGATATCAAATCTATCCGATCCTACACATCTTCCTGGTTCATCTTTGTATCGAGAATACAAAGATGACTGTTTTACAAATTCTAATTCTTCGTTGGTGAATCCTTGTATCTCTGCAACAAATAATGGAGTTGGAAATAACGGAATAACATCATGTGTCATAGAAACCGCCTTATCTAAATTTTAAATCAAAGCCAATTATAGTTTTGATTGTGTGTGAATTATTAGGCAACGTGTAATGTAAAATATTACTCGGTACAATAATCATTAATCCTTCACTGGCTTCAATATTCTTTATCTCTGTTTGATCAGTTATGGGATTATTT